TATGTATCGGTAAATATCCTAGAAATACTTCTAAGCATTTCTGCCTTCTCCGGATTTTCCGATTCAATATGATTAGCAGATTCTAGAAGTTTCACTTCCATCACTTCTAGTCTATGTTCTGAATACATCTCTGTGAAATTCATAAGTTTTAGTTCCTTTTGGATTGCATCATTAAAATCAATAAATGCCTTGTCAATTTGAAGATCCGACATGAACTGCGTTACAACGAGTTTAGCAATGTTATTTTTATTAGTACTTGATCCTGCTTCTATTGCCATTTTATCTATAGGCCGTTTAATAGCTTCAGGTAAAGCATTATAGACATTGAATTTTTCACCTTTTTTAAATCTCATCATAACTTCAAAGAGTTGTGCAGAATCCTCATCTGACATATTATCTCCGGCATAATCAGCCCCAATTTTAGTTTTAACCATATCTCTTGTAATTTCAACTTCATTAAGATCGAATGTCTGTTCGCCAACAATATCAGATAAACTTACATCTGCATCTATATCCGGAATACCTACATCCATTAGTTTAAACTCACCAGTCTTATTATCAACTAAAACATTAGCTTCAATCTCAGTAACTTTTTGTCTCTCTGCTAATGGAATAGGATTAGTTTCAATACCCCGATTAGACGGCATATCTCTTAATTTTTGGATATCCTCATTTACATTTCCAGCCAATGTCTCTGTTATTGATTCAATATCCGCTTGTTTTAATTCTTGTCCTCTTCCTCGTATAAGATTTACAATATTCCCCATTATTGATTCCTCCATATTTTTATTTTATAACTGATTCGATTGTGTCATTAGATATCCTTTGTATTTGAAATCTAATGTTTGTCAATAATAATGATTTAATCTCACTCTGTACAACTGGTACATATACAGTTTTGAAGAAATCATATATCGGTGTAATAACAGATTCAATATGTTTTACAACATTTTTATCAAAATAAATATTGGATAATACCGTATTTAATGATATATCATAAGCACAGATACTATCTACAACATATTCTAAATTTGCATTGATAATAGCGAGTTTAGTATTCTTATACATTTTCTTACTATATACTGTACTAGTATCCTTGTTTTTCTTCATATCAGCTAATCCAATAGAATCATATATTGAATTCTTTTCTTTGATAATGAAATTAGCAAAGAAGCTTATCAGACCGGAACTGAATTCGCTTAGTAAGAAACTATATAGATAAAATGCTGTTGAATAGTAATCCTGATCAATATCATTAAATTGTAATTGATATTCCTGGCATAGGATCTCAATTATTTCTTTATATGTCTCGATCCTTACATTTTCTATATCCATATTTTTTTCTGGATAGTTGTTCTGTAGTATTTTGAAATTCGTATCGTATGCCATTACGATGTTAGGCGGATTCATCGGATAGAAGTTTTGCTTCCGTAATATATTATCTTTAATAACATTGAGAATATATTCCGAATTAAAATGAGATAGTATTTCAGCTACCTCTGTCTCTGTAGTAATATTATATTCAATATTAGAAGCTATAAATCCACTCATAAAGAGTTCCTCCTTTTACTATATTTTGATTTATTATACTGTTAAAGGATTGATAGAATTATATTTTGTATTAAAATGATAAAGAGTGGGGTTTAACCCCACTCTTTATTTTTATTGAAGTTCATCCATATTTATATCACCATAGAAATCTGTAAATATAGAATCCGGTATTCGATATACACCACAATCACTTTGAGAAAGATCTGTATTGTATTTCTCTTGATAGGCTTTTCTACCTGCAGCAGTTTGTATAATTTTATTCATGGCTTCCTGATCTTTATTATATTCAGATAATTTCCAATCTTCATAAGAAACAGCTTTAACACTATTAAGTTGATCAAGTTGTTCCTCAACCATTTCATTACCAGAGACTTCTATGTCCTCTAATATATTACCATATTTTTCTTCTATTTGGATTACTGCTTCATCCAAATCAGAATCTGTTTTAATAGACTGTTTCTGTAGACCCCATGTTTCCATTAGATCTTTACCCTCATACCAAATGTATAATGCTAATAGATATGCAAATATCTGATCATCATGTCCACTTGAAGTATGTTCAATTCTACCATTTCTCTTAACTTCCAATGTTTCCAATTCAGAATAGAGAATAGGAGATATAAATTTATCCTTATGATATTCCATTCTCTCTCTTAGAATTTGCATTAGAAGATCACGAGTATCTTTATTAGAGTCCAACCCATATACTTTAGTTTTCTGAGTCTTTCTCCATACCTTACCACCATTACTTCGCTCTTCTATAATTTTATCCTTTATTTCATAATAAAGGTTTCGTTTTACAGAAGTTGTAATGAGTTTAGATAATACAGATGCGCCATAACCACCATTTCGTTCTACATTTACTATAGCATTGTTCATATATTTAGTTACAAGTTCATATATAACTCTAGCCAAGTCTGTTGTAGATATATAGTTACAGTTCATATCGGCTGTTACTCTTGTTGTATATGAGTCAACAACTGTTATAGTAGAGGAATCTCGTTGGAATCCTCCTGAAACGTCAACCCCTACAAGTGGAGGATATCTTAAATTCATTTGTTCATATATATTAAATTGATATATACCACAAAGCAATATAGTTTGTATTGGTTGTTTTATTAATGCTTTAACAATATTTAAATCTTCTTTAGAGAATGGAGAATTATCACTAGCATTAGACCATTCAAGAAGTATTTCCCTCCTAATTGCAGCCCAATCTTTCTGCATATCAATAACCATACCCTTGAACCATTCTTCCGACATACCTAATTGTTGATATGTAAATTTCATATAAACAAATGCTGAATTAGTATTAGCTCCAAACATCTCATTCAATTGTTCTTGTGTCATATCATACATTAATTCAGTAAATGGTGTTGCATTTTCTTTTGTTCTAAATGCAGACATTCCTTCATCTGTTGTAAGATCTCCCGGTGTTGTTGTTATTAATATACCATAAGGAGATCCATTTCGCATAGCATTCATAGATGCTGTTTTATATGCTGGAACAGCTGCAAGGTATATAATATTATTATATGGGGTAAAACCATACTCATCAAACCATATTCTAGGAACAGTTGCACCCCTAGCAAGACTATTAGCTGCAACTTTATTTCTAGCTGCTGGCATGGTTTTAATTTTATTTCCATTGATTGGATGATGAAGAGTTTCAACACTATTTGTAGCTCTAACTTTCTTACCATCTCTACCAAATGGCTGATCCATTTGTAAATAGCTAGGTAATGATGCTCTTATTTCTCTCATTCTCTGTAGATTTAATTTAGAATCATCATGTTTCTTATTAAAATAAACAGATTCAGAGTTAGTAGAACCAAAGTTAAATTCCCATAAGAATCTACATATAGCAGAGATAGTCTTTCCCAACTGACGTGGTATTTCAAAAAACATATTCCAATTTAATTGAAATCCAAAGTTGAGAGCTAGATTTCCTCTATGAAGTTTATATCTAGCACCACTCCCTACAGCTCCACCTTGATCTGGTATTCTTACGACTTCTCGTATAAAATACCAATAATTTTTCATACATTCAGCTAATACCTTCTGCTTCATGAATGTATTTAATCGTGGATCTCTAGGATCGATTCCAGCTAAATCAGGATCTAATAATATCAGAAAGAAGGCATTATTTACAGTGCCTTTTTCCTTTAGATAGTAGTGCATATCTAGGAAAGATTGATTGTTTGTAGACATTTGCATATATACTGTTCGAACTATACTATTATGGTTTTGTATCATAGTTTAATCTCACCTACCTTTAATTATTTATATGTTCCGTGGTGGGAATGTAACATTATTTGTTCTTATAATAAAATATAATTATATATTATACTTGTGACATTATAATAATAAAAAGTAAAGGTGGAATTATAAATGAAGTGTTTTACAATGGATTTATTGGACGGATTGTCGGTGAATGATGGGTTCGCTTCAGAGTTATTGGAAACTAAAACATCTACATATCCCGTTGTGAGATATGCTAAGCCAAATTTAATTTACATATCCGAACCAGTAATAAAGTCTATAGATAGTGAAACTGGTTTGATAGATAAGGTGAATATAATAAGGACACAAAATCAAAGACTTCTTCTAATACCGGAAACAACAGAAAGTGAAGATACTTTAGTATTGATCACAAATAACCCAGTGTCTGATATTTTTACCGGCGGGAAGAAGATAGAAGATTGTCCTTTTCAGGATCACTTGGTTTGGTTACGTGATTGCCCTGTATGTGGAGCAGCTTGTATAGATCGTATAAGTGTTCCGAAGATAATGGAAAAAATGGTTATTGCCAACATAGATGATTACAAATCTAAGGATGATTATCCTAGATATGTCCATTTTAGGAAGGGTAAAATAGAAAAATACCCTACTATCTTTAAAGATGGTGCAGAAGAAAATGGTGTCACTATTTTTGATACCAAAGAGGAAAAATATTATTTTAAAGGTTCTTATGTTGGAACAGGTAGGTTTTCTGCAATAATAAAAATGAAACCGGAATCTTTGGTTTATTTTAGAGATAGTAAATACACTAAGTCCATGAATGGTATAGTTTGGGACGGTAACAAATTAAACATTCTGCGACAAGTTTAATATTCAAAATATAAAAGAGTAGTGCATAAAGCACTACTCTTTATTTTTTGTTCTAAATACTTAAAATATTTGTATAGTTAACATTCCCACCAGCAAAATGTAGTCCAATACTTTCAATAGGAAACCCTGATATATTATTGTTTATAATTGTCACATAATCTATAAACTCCAATAACCATCTAGGTGTTTCCACATTTAAAGGTATCGCTATAGCATCTATACCAGTAGAGAAATTATTATTCATAAGAGATATTATTTTTTCATACTTTTCTGGGTATGTATCTTTAATCTTCTCAATACTCTTTGGTGTTATATTTAGTTTAAGAATATCTAAACCATTTCTCTTTGTAAAGTCTATTGCTTCATCATGTGCATCTCTTAACTCATTATAAACAAGAGCTGCCTTAATTCCTTGAATTCTCATTGGGTTCTCATAAGTATTCATAGACTTAATCGTTACTGGTTTATAATAAGATTTAGCTCCAGATAATAGTGATTCATATATTTCTTTTTCTAATATAGCAAGATGTTTGAGAACCTGTAGTTGATCTATATTCTGAACATTCAAAATATCTTCATACATTATTTCTCTTAATCTCTTACGAGTAGCTTCATTCATTGATGATTTAGTTAATGATGCTAACCCCTTTACATCTAAGACCTTTCCTACTATATTACCTTCCTGTAGCTCTTGGATGCTTGCATAATTCTTTTTTGCATCGGTTAGTAATACTCTACTCATTAAAAATTCATTCTTCATTATCATTAGACATTTTCTATTATCTGCGGCTGAATTAGAATTTTGAGTATACTTAAACATATAGTCATTTATCATCTCACTAAGACAGTATGCTAGAATATTTATAATTGAATATCTTAGACTATCTTGTGCTATGACCGTATTCGTACTTAATTCTCGATCCATCATTACAACTTCATCTGTATAGAAATTGAAATCTTTAACTTGTTCAATAGATTTAACTTCTATAGATTCATTATTCGCATATTCATCACCAGTTACAAAATCTGTTGGGTTTACTTCTGCTTTAATACGCATTGGTTTATCGTATACTTTATCTAATGTATATCTATACCATGCATCTAATGAAATTAAATTAGAATCGGTATCAATGACCATAGTGGTACTTCTAATCATATTTTCTAATCGATCTACTCTATCTATGATCTGATAACTATAATACACATACTCTTTTAATAGTTGCCAGAATTCTTCGATTTCTACTTTAATTTCTGATGGAACATGATTTGGATCTAGATATGGTTTATCCATCATAGTTAATAATTGTACTATAGCGTTACTCATAACTTTATTATCCATAAATGAATATAAGTTATTCTTATAGAATAATCTATTAAGATCTTCTTGTTTTAATCTCATCATTATCTCCCAAACAACAACGAGATCTTCTTCTGTTGGAATCCAATAAAATCCACATGATGACATTACTTTAAAGAAACTCTCTTCTAGTGTAATATCTTCATCTAAGATTACTTTATCATCGTATGTTCTCTTTTCAGTTACTACATTATCTATGAATGTAACAACTTCATTTAGAGAACCAAACTCGACACTATTAGTTAAGAACATTTCAAATAATATCCCGGCTGATGATATCAAAGATCTCCCTTGAGTTGTTACGGATGCGGCAACATGTAAATTATAATATAAACATGAATACATTCCGCAGGCTCCATAATACGCATTGCTGTCTACCTTATCTAGTTGTTGTAGTAGATTATATTTTTCAAATTGTTCTGATCCTTTTGGATATTTAAACATTTCTTTTTTGTGTATATCTCTACCATCCATAAAACTTTCAAGCATCTTTGCTATAGGATTAGGAAGAGTAGAATGTTTTTTAAATAGGACCCCGTAAGATGTTAAAATCGGAGATTTTTCTAGGATATATTCCGTCATATCGAGTAATGTTGTATTGATAACTTTATTAGAATAATTGTTATTCAATACAGCTTCTGGGTTCTTCATTCTCTTTATGATAGAATAATCTAATGCTTCATTTATCTCTTTAAACGACAATGATGGAAAAGAATACCGTAGCATTCTTAATGCTACTTCTTTATATTTTTCGATAATTTTCATGGTCAATATATTTTCATCCATTATCATACCTCCAAGTAATCTATTATGGTATTAATAAATAGTTCATTATAGTGTATTTATCTAACAGTTTGCATATTAAAGACAATAACATTTAAGTAATCTATAAATTATAGAAATTAGTAATATTAAGTTATGAAGATAAAAGGAGGATTATATAATGGGTATATTCAGTGTACAAGATGAGAATGCTATTCAGGCGGAACTTAAGAATCCGGGAGAACTTCTAGAGAGTTACATCTTTGATGAACTGTGCCATCTTACAGATGAAAGAAAGCAGGAATTTATTAGTTCTGAAGAAGCGACTGCTATGGTTGAAGCTGGCCTAATTTCTAGAAAAACTCTTGTGAGATTAAGCAAGACTGATGATCTTTCTAGAAGAATGAAGATGGCCGCTTTCCAACTTGCTAAAGATAACGATGATATGTTATGGAATCAATTGGTTAAAAATCGGATCAAAGAAAGAGAACTGATTGAAAAGATTTCAAATAAATACAATAGTAAAGCTGGAAGAGCCGCAAAAGTCGGACAGAAAAATTTTCTTTCAAAGAAGATACCTCTAGCATTTCTCAGAAAGTAATAATGAAGACAATAGCCAAAAGGCTATTGTCTCTTATTATGTTTTTTAATTATATATTATAATTATAGAATAGATAAAGGAAAGGATGTATAATTTTTAAATATTATATGATCTATAACTATATAATATAAGCAATTCTAATAGGAGGGGTACTTTAAATGTTAAGTAATCTTAATAATTATGGTCCGTATGCAGAATTGGTACAAACAGGAAAAATGATAGTAGATGTATCTACTATCAATATTAACAACTATCAAACACATCTCAATTCAATCCTCAATATTATGAGGGATGGAATCGAAACAGATTTTGTGCAATCTACTTTTATAACTGTAGAATTTGGTAATGGGGTTACAGTAGAATTATCTATTATGGACTATTTCTTTAATATCATAATGTGGTACTTAATGGTAAGAACCAATGTTCCAATAGAACCAAAACATATATTCTTTGAAGAGGCTATAACAAAGAATGTTATAAAGGATTATATTGATGATCATTTCATCGATATTAATAGAAAGAAATATAGTAATATTGAACTTAATCAGATTATAAGTGATACATTGGAAACTTATAAGTACATTGATGAGTTCAGCATGTATCTATGTAATACTATAAACCTAGAAGATACAATTGATTTGATGAATAAATATCCGGAGTTCAATGATATTATTCATGCTGATCTTTCAAGGATTCCATTAGAAGATGTAAAGAATATTGGTATGGATTATACCAATAAGGCTATTGCATATATTAAGAATTCCGATCATTGTCTT